TGTTTCATCAACATCAAATATTAAATTACCTGCTAGTGCTAAGTTGTCGATAGCCATACGTGCATGACCATTCATAATTTGTTGTGAGTCATCCATATTCTCAGGTATACCTACACCAAAAAATTGATAAGGATTTATTTCATATGGACAAACCATGTAAGGTAGTCTTGATGGTGTAAATGGATTTAATACTAATCTTAGAATATGTCCATTACATACCCATGCATTGATATCTACCTCATCTAGTATATCAACTTCATCAGGATTAATATCTAATCCTGCTTCTTCTGCAAGATTTTTATCCATCTTGCCCCAATATTCAAATACTTCAAATCTATCTTGTTCGTAGTCTGCTTGATTTTCTCTATCATACAAAGCTGTTTCATAGCTACGTGCTTCATAATTAGGACCACTCTCTAAACAATTTCTAATAGCTGATTCTCTAAAGAAAGGTCTATTTAATAAATCACGCATATCAGAAGCTGTAATTTTATGTCTTTGAATAACATAATTACAATCTTCTATAGATGTAGCATTTGGGTCTTGGTAAAAATCCCAACAACTAACTGCTTCTATTTTAGGAGTTAGTTTTGTTTTTGGATTATAAAATAATTCATCTGTATCTTCAGTTCTATCCCAACTATGTAATTTTTTTTCATAGTTAAAAGGACCTTTTAAAATACCTGTACCTAACAATGTCATTTCAAAAATTATATGTCTTAGTACAGTAGAAGCTAAAGATTCATCTAATTGGTCATGAATTAATTTTTCCATATTCTCTGCCGCTAACCTAGCAGGTTCTATTTGCGGCATAGATTTTAAATCAGGTGCAGGACCATCTTCAAAAGGTAACGAACCATATTCATCTTTTAAACCACCTAATATTTCATTAATGGTTGTTCCGGGTTTCATCTCTTTACCATCCCCGGGAAAACCATATGGGCTTTCAGGTTGTTCTTTTCCGTCAGGTTTTAAATGTGCATATTCGGAAGCTCCTGTTGGTATAGTCGTTGGTTCTATACCAATAGGAAACTTACCTTGAGAAAATAAAACTTCTGTTATCTGACCATAAGCAGCTAAAACTTTTGTTTTAGTTATTTTAACAAATACTTTAGACTTTTCGTTTTCACGAAATGCTAAGTCAGGACCATAGATTCCTCTATAGTTCCTGTACGCTCTTAACCATCTCTTTTCATCGAATAGTCTAGCGTCTTCTGATACTTTGAACTTTTCTTCTACTAATGCACCTAAACCATATATCTCATTTTCTTCGTCTTTAAGAGATGCTGATTTATCTGTACCTGTATCTATATCGTTCGTTATATTCATAAATATTATTCGCCAAGGTCACCTTGAGAATATTTTTTAAGAATAGAGCCGTCTACTTCTGATTTACCTTGCTTAGGATAGTCTACATTACCTTCTGCATAAGCGTCAGCAGGAAAAGCACCACCCTGAGTTAGTAGGCTATTTTTTACAGCAGCGTCAGGAGCAGTACCTAGTTCTCCTTGCTTGTAAGTTGAGCCTAATTCAGTTTTTACTTCTTTGCTCATTTCACTTCTTTTCATCATTCTTTTTTTCCTCCTCTACTTTATTTTTTATAAAGCTTAATAACCACGGGTTGTCTCGAATAACTGTAGTTATACCATTTGCCATAGTATTAACTATTTGTTCTTCTTTATCATCAAGCTGTGATTCTAGTCCCCATTGATACACTATACCGTGGAGTATTTCATGTATTAATGTATTTGCTTGAGATATACTATCCTCTTCAGAAGATAAACATATGATACCTTCTTTAGAAAGAAACTGTCCATAGGAATCTGTTTGTTTGTTCCACACTCTATCATTTTTTTCGATAGCGTAATTTCTATATCCTATTTTAATTTTATTTTTAATATCCAAATTCTGTATCCACTGGTTTAAACTTACGTTCTCTTGATAATGGTGAATGAGTTTCTAAACTATGGGGATGAACAGGTCTACTCATACATCCATATCTTAAAGCGTCATAAGCATGGTCTTCTGCTTTTGTATCTACATCCTCACTATTATTTTTATCAAGAGGTAACATAGGTAAAGTTCTTAATAAATTTTTACAATTATTTAAAATATATAAACTAGGTTCGCCTGTATCTTCTTTTAGCTTTAATCTTTTGTGTATTTCTATTTTACCGTTAATACGACTTCTAGGACTACGGTCAGAAGGTCTCCATCGACATCCTTCTTTTATCATTGTCTCTGCAATACTAGGACCAACATCTCCTCGTCTTGCCCAAGTAGAAGAGTCTAATACACCATATCTTATATACTCTCCACTTTCTAATTCTAAAACTTTTTGTGCAAACTCGTCTGCAGTAACTCTTTGTGTATACAACTCTCTGTAAATATAAATTACATTATCATGGTCAACTGCAAACCATAGGCAACAAGCAGGTGAACTATACCCCCAGTCTGCTGCTCTAAACTTCATCCAGTTATTAGGAACTTCAAAGTTTTCTAAAACATGAACATCTCTATTAAACTCCGGGAAACCTGAATCTTCATAAGCATCCCAATCACCTTCTAAGAACTGTTTACGTTGAACCTCAGGTAAAGATGAAAGCATAATTAGATAATCATCTGTTTGCATAAGATATGGATTATCTTGTAACTTTGCAGGTATAAATCTTCTTGTAATAGATTTTGTTCCTGCCATAGTATTTATACTTACAGTAAAAGGTTTATTAGGGTCACCGGGTTCAACAAACATTTTCTTTACCCAATGAGAACCTACATTACCCGGATTACCTGTTGCTCTAATATACACTGGTATTTCAGGGTCAACACTTCTTAAAGAAGACCGAAGAAAATTATATATATCTTCGGTTGGATACTGAGGTAGTTCATCTATTCCAATCCAAGTGTATGATTGTCCTTGGTAACGAAGCACATCAGTTAAGTTCTCAGCGTATCCAAACTCTATTCTAGCACCTGAGGGAAACCTCCATTCTTTTTCTTGTTCCCTCCATTTAGCACCGGGGTATGCTTTAGGATATAAGTTAAGAGAATGATTTATTATATCTCTTAGTTCAGGCATCGTACGTCTAATAAACAAACCACGATGTGCTGACTTGTGACAATATCTTAATGGGTCAATTAATAACGCATAAGATTTACCACCACCTCTCGCACCGCCATAAAATACTTCACGTTCAGGGGCTGCTAAAAATTCTGTTTGTGGTCCTTCGTTAGGTTTAAAAATAACATCTTGTTCTTTTAGAACCTTTTGAATACTTGGAGTTGTTTCTTCTATTTGTTTTGTTTCTAAAACTGTAGAAACTTTACCTTCCAAAGCATTGTCTAAATTTTTTAAACTTTCTTTTTTGCTTTTATATTTTTCTTGTTCTTGTTTATATTTTTCTCTAGCTTTTTCTACTTGCTTGTAAGAGTTTGTTAAAGCTTCTGTAGCAGACTTTTTTGCTTTAGCTACAGACTCTGAAATTTTAGGACTAGCAACTTTTCTTTTTTTACCTTTTAATTTAGGTTTAGGTGGTTCTACCACCCTCTTGCTAATATCTTCCTTAATCCCATGCCCGTTACTTTTCTGTCCGTCTTTCTCATTAACCATTCTGCAACCTCTTTATACGAGCAATTTTGTAAATATTTTTCTGCATCTTTTAATGCTTCTAATTCTTCTTCTATAGGAACAAGATACTCAGGGTCATTTTCATCTACCTTATAACCAAAGGGTATAACTCTTGCTCTTCTTTTTCTTTTTTGATAACTACTATGTTCTTCCTGTTGTTCCATCTTTAGGTGGTAGAATAAAAATACCTGTAGCTTGTTTGACGTTCATATCAATTCTTTCTTTTTTAGATACACCTACTCTATCTAAAATTTGTTTTGCTGCTTCCATTCTAATATTAACACCCGGTGTAGAACCATCTTCGTCTAAAGCATTAATCATACCTATTGCAGCTTTTGGTGAGTGAGCAGCTAATATTTCTTCTGCTCTATTTATAATCTCTTCTTTTAAATTTTTTACTAAATCAGGGTAATATGATTCAGAATATCCTGCTATTTCTGCAGCTTGTTTAGCATTTCCTTGTGCTTCACCAAACAATACTGTTAAAAACTTCTTTTGTTGGTCAGAAAGCTGTATTTTTTTTGGTTTATCAATGTTAAACATAGTTATTGACACCTATTTTTTATTATACATACGCATAAACTACTTGTCATTAAAATTATTAACCTTTTCTGTGTTTTTGTCCTTTTGGAGGTGATTTTTTTCTACCTGAAGGACCTGCCCATAGACATTTGTTAGCCCAATAGGCTGCACTTGTAGGTCCTTTAGCTATATTTTTTGCATGACGTGCTTTAAATGACTTTCTAGCCTCTGCAGAGTAGTTATGACCCATAGAAGCATCACCAAAACGAATTAATTTAGGTTTTCCATTTACTAAAATACCTACTTTTCCCTTTTTACCACCCTCAGAACGTATTACACACTTGTTAAAACCCGGTAATCCGTGTTTTTTTAAAAAGTTTTTCTTTTTTTCTGCTTCTGATAAAGCCATTATTTCTTTTTTTGAGCGTTTAAGTACTCACGAAGAGAATTAAATCCTGCTTTTTTATATTGGTCCTCTGTTACTGTGCTATATACTTTACCTTTATAAATAAAAGTAGAGTTAGGTCCTTTTTCTTTTCTTGCTTTTCTAAATGCAGCACCAAAAGTAGAAGGTTCAGTACCTGATTTTTTACCTCCACCAGTCTTTAAAAAAGGTAAAGCTAAACCACCACCTATAATTGCAGCTCCAGTAATCATTTTTTTATTCTTTAAGCTTTTTTCTAATTGAGGTTTAGTCTGTATATTTTGATTTATTGGTTTATCTTCTTTATTTTTATTTTTAGTTGTGTTCTTAGTAGTATTTTTATTATTCTTTGTAGTATTTTTAGTTGTATTTTTTGTATTCTTGTTAATGTTTTTATTGTTCTTGTTAAAGTTTTTTGTACCTTCTTTTTTCTTTAACTCTTCATCAAAAGAATCTTTTTTCTTAGTAGGTTTTTTATTTACTTTTCTAACAGTCTTAATACTTTTTTTAGGTGGTTTGATAACCTTATTACCTGATAATATTAATTTGTTTTTTTTAATATAGTCTTTAGCTTTTTTGATTAGTTTAGGACCATATTTTTTTGCAGCTTTGACTGAACCTTTTCTTAATATAAAAGTTGCAACTGTCATTAAAGGAGCTGCTAATATTATTGCCATTATTTTTTTCCTCCGTTTTTGTTCCTAGCAAAAGAACGATTTTTAAATTTACTTACTGCTCGTAAATTTTTTTTATTGTTGTTCATAGGATTACCATCCTTGTGGTCAACATCCATACCACTTCCCTTTTTGACTAAGCCACGTTTCTGCATTGCTCTACGGGCTGCGTCTCTAGAAACTCTTTTAGCAATAACTTTAGGTTTGCCTTGATAGGAGGCATATTCTTTTTTATAATTTCTACCTGTAGTTTTGTTACGTACTCTTTTTGTTATTGCCATTATTTTTAGCAAACATATTTTTAGATATGTCGTTACCTTTTTTAGCTAAGAAAATAGCTTTCTGTATTTTCATACCTCTGGTTCTTTCATAAGGTGATAGAACATCATTTTTATCTAAGTCTGCTTTTTTTTCATCAAATACAAAATTATCAAATTTACTTGCCATTACTTTTTACCCATTCCTTTAGATATGTCTGTTCCTTTTGTTAAGTAACTATAGTCATAGTTTTTATCTACAAACTTTTTATCTAGTTTTTTAAACAAAGGTAATTTTTCCACAGGCTCTTGCTCAACATTTGTTTTCATTTTTGATACTTTTTCTTTATTGTTTTTAATGTAAGCTTTTACTTTTTCTAGAGCTTGTTTACTATATTTAGTAATAAATTTTTTAGCACCGTTTGCTAAAAAATATCTAACCATTGTTAACATAATTATGCTCCTTTAACTATGGCTAGTAAAATAACAATACCAACAACAACTGTAATTATTTTACCTTTGTTGTTTAGTTTGTTCCATCGGTCTAAACACCATTCTTTTATTTTTGTCATGTTACCCTCCTATAGGCTCTTGTTTTCTTTGCGATACTTTTAGGTTGTTTCACAAACTGTTTACCTGCCTTTGTTCCTTTTCGTTTTGCTCTTGTTGTAGCAGCATATTCTGCAGGTGTTAAACTTTTAATAGCGGCACTAGGTAAATACCTTTCTCCTGTTTTAGCAGAAGGTTTACCTGACTTAGTTCTCCATTTTTGTTTAGTCCACGACTTAAGACTTTTTTGACTTTTTGCTAGTGCCATCATGCATCCTTTTTAATTTTAGTTTAGCTGCTTTTGCTAATCGTGCTTGTTCAAATTTACCTGCAACTTTTGCTCTTTGTTCTAGTACAGTTAGTATTTGTATCTTTCTTGCATAAGGTTTTTTGATACGCATAACTTTTGCAATAGTATCTTTAGCATCTTGTACAGTTGCAAATTTTATACTGACAGTATCTTTAGGATTCTCATCAGTATATAATCTTCTATCTGACCCTTTTGGTTTTTTACCTGTTCCTACTTTTGGGTCTCTTTTTTTTACCATTGATTGTGTCTATAATCTTCTTGTTGATTTTTTAACTTTTTTTTTTGTTACCAGTCATTTTTTTTATATGCTGTTTAACAATATCTGATTGTCTCTTATGTAACTTAGACGCTTTGTTTAATTGTTTTACTACTTTTTTTATTTTAGCTACCACGATATTTTTTACTCCTTCTTTTAGTTCCGTCTGCTCTTTTAATTAATCCTCTAGCTTTTGCAGACGCTATTTCACTAAAGCCCATTTTCTTTTTGCCTTTTATTTTAGATTTTAATGTTGATATTTTAGCTACCATTTATTTTAAAATAATCCCTCTGATATTTATTTAACTGTGATAATGTTTTTATCTTTGTATCTTCTTTACAAAGCTCTTCATATAAACTTTTATTATCTATCCAATCCTTACCATTCCAAAATTCAAACCCATCGTATTTAGATTTGTATATACTTGTTTCTTCATAGCCATAAGATAAATAGTATTTATCATATTTATTTTTTATTGACCAATCTATCTCATACAAAGTTGCATATGTGCCGATACCTAGTTTAGGTTCAGCATAATCCCATGCAAACTGTCCTGTCAGTACATGACTATTGTCAAATACTTTTAGCTCTGTAAAAGCTATCGGTTTATCTTCATAAGAGTAGATAAAATATTTCCAGTCAATATAATCTTCTTTTTCAAATATTTCACTTTCCTTTTCATAATCTTTCTCGTGAAAGCTTTTATGTTTAATATATTTTTTATAAATATTGGAAACAGTAGAGAAAAGTGCATCATCTATTTTATCGTGTACTTCAACTTTTATATTTTTATTTTTTAATTTTTTTCTTTGTTTTTTACTAAATGTAAATCTGTCTAATACTAATCTTGTATTCCTAGCATTAATCCAAGTTAGTTTGTCTAGCTTTTTATAATACCAAGATAAAGGTATCCACCCATTTTCAAACGCATAAGAATATTCATCTTTATCAAAGTGTGCTAATGCTAAAGAGTAAACTAAATCATAGTTTGTTAACTTCCCAGTAATATGGTCAAAGTATAACTTCACTAAGGACGTTCAAACTGAGTCATGTAAGAATCGTCAGTTGTAGTATCTTCCTCTCTAGTATTTTCTACTGTATAAAAATTTTGGTCTATCTTATATCCCGGATTTTCTGTTAACCTTTTATCCATGTATGCATCGTCATACCAAATAGTTCTATTGTTTGGATATGCAAAAAAATTACCGTCATCCATTCTAAACATATGGGCACACTTATGTTCCGGGTCTTCACTAAAGTTTGTATCTAACATACCTGCTTTATTTTCCCATGCCCAGTCTATTGTAAACATATACGTGCCTTTTCTTTTGACACCTTTGTAGTCTACAAGTTCTGCTCTGCAGTTAGCTAATCTATTTCTTCTTTGCACATCAACGTAAGGTGAAAAGCAATCCCAGTATTGATGTATATTTAAATTATGTTTCGGTGCATCTTTCTTCCAACAGAAAGCATGGATAGGTCTTCGTGTCCAGTTTACTCCGTTGGGTAATAAACATTCAAATAATAATGCTCTTCTTTCTAAACTATTTACTGTATGTACATCGGCAAAGGTAAAATCACCATGTCCTTTTTCGTGGTCATACAAATATTCATTTCTAATATATGCACTAAACGGGGGTAGATTGTGATTTAGATATGCCATTTTTTATTTTAATTGTAAACCAAGGTATTTTTTTTATAAAATCTCTTCGCAGTCTGATATTTAAT